GAGACAAAGGGCGAAATGAAAAGCAGAGGGCTGTCATCCCCGGATAGAGCTGATGCTGTATGCATGGCGGTGGCGATGGGCTCAGAGCACGACTACATGGAGACTTACGTGCGACCATCAATTGAGGAGATGTTTGATGGAATCGAGATCCCGGACGGGTATGCATCCGCGTCAAACGGCATCCACTGTGGATAGATTCGGAAACTTAGCTATTGAGCAGTTGAGGGGCACCAATACCCTCGACCAATAATGGACTATTCTGAGCTTTTCAGTCTGACCATGGACGACCTGCAAGACCGGTCCCTCTGGGAAACCCGGCAGCAGATGTACTATGATCTCAGGCATCATGGGTTGAGGCGCAAGTCGAAGCCCTGGCCGGGTGCAAGCGATGCCCACTTCCCCCTCTCGGACACAATCATCAGCAACCTCAAACCGTATTACGTGCAACAGCTGTTTGCCCTAGATACGGTAGCCTCTTTTGTTTCCCTCCGCGATCAGAACACTGCGCTGACAACAGCTGCAAGTCAGTGGTTTGACTATAAGCTGAAGCAGAAGTCCAACCTCCAGGAGGAGATTATCTCTGCCATTGACGCGATGCTCGTCAGTGGCAGGGGCATTTTAAAGACAACCTACGATCTGGATGCAATGAAGCTCAAATTTGAGTCGGTTGATCCAATGCACCTGATCGTGCCCCACACTTGCAAAAGCCTGGACACGGCAGACAGATTCACTCATGTCCAGCATTACACTCCCGAATCATACCGTCGCCAAGTTGGGTTTAACCAGGATGCCGGGTTCTTGAAGTCGATTACCGGCGGATACACTGCTGAGGCAGGCGATGACAATCGCCGGCAGATGCAGCTTCAACGTGAGGGCATCACCGAGTCCTACGAACGTCAGGTAATCGTTTGGGAGACCTACGTCCAGAACGATGACGGTGAGTGGGAGATTTACACTTACAGTCCTCACAACCTCGAGGAACCTGTTCGGGCACCCATGAAAGTGCCATACGATCACGGGCTCCCTCCGTTTATTTCGTTTCAATACGAAATCAAAGATCCAGGTTGGTACTCTCCACGCGGAGTGGTCGAGCTGGTCGCAGTATTCGAGACCGCACTCTCCAAGCTGCTGAATGAGAAGAATGACGCTATGACGTTATATAACCGGCCACTTTTTCGGTCTTCTCGTTCGTTACCCAATACTAGCAACCTCCGATTCACTCCCGGACAGATCTTGCCTGAGGACATTGCGCCAATCCCAATGCCTCAGCCACCCATTAGCTTTGACACTCATATGGTGCTTTACCGGGAGCTGGCGCAGCAACGTGTCAGCACCCCCGATTTCGGTATCAGTCAAAGCCTGGAGAAACAAGAGCGACGCACAGCGACTGAGATCTCTGCCATTGGCAATCTGTTCTCGCAGTCAGCCGACCTGAGAATGCGTACATTCCGTATGCAACTCAGCAAGCTTTACGAGCAATGCTGGTCACTACTGAACCAGTTTGATGAGACCTCGCTGAACTATTTCTACCTGGAGACATTGCAGGCAGTGCCCCAGGAAGCGATCCACCAGGACTACGAGATCATCCCAAGCGGATCAGCTGATGGGGTGAACAAGACTTTCCACTACCAGAAAGCCCTGGGGAGGTTCCAGATGTTTGCCCAGGATCCGTTTGTGGATCAGATGGAACTGCGTAAGTCAGTCCTCGAGGCAGATGATTCCGGGCTAGTCAAGCGCCTCTTGGTAGATCCAAACGCAAAAGCAGCTGATGCAGCTGAGGAGCAGGCAATTGAGCTTGGCATCATGCGTATCGGCTTCCCAGCCCAGGTCAAACCTACTGACGACCATCCTACGCATGTCCGCACCATGCTCGACTACCTGGCGCTCAAGAGTAGTCAAAACGCTGACACTGACCCTGTAGAGATACAGCGGATACAGGAGCACTTGGCCCAGCATATGGCAATGTTCCAGGAGCAGGACAGTAAAGCGGCAAGACAGCTGGCGATGGAGGTATCAGAACTTTCAAATGCAGTTAATCAAACAAATCAGGCAGGTGTGGCGCCTCAGCAGGATGCTGCCCAAATTCAGCAACCCAACATGGACCAAGCAGGAAGCGGAGCAGTTACAAGCGTTCCTAGCCAGCCAGTTGGGGCAGAAAATTAAAACGGTAATTTTTTCATGGATCGTCAAACAAAGTTTGGCGTCTATTGACCGTGGGGCAAGTGATGCCCAATACAACGTCGGATATGCAGCGGGTTTTCGAGACGGCATTGGCTGTCTTGACACGTTGGTCTCGCATGGACTACTCGCTGACGACAATGACAATACCTAATGGACGAAGCCATGGATCGCGATGCCATCTTAAAGATGCTCGCAGGCGAAGAAGCGGGAGAGTCGCCAACTCCCAATCCGGAAGAAGAGTCTCCTACAGCAGAAGAACCAACTGCTGCAAATGAAGAGGTTCAAGTTGATGACCAATCTTACGAGGAGGAATCAACTGAAACGGAAGATACCGGGGGTGGAGAAGATCCAGATCCCGAAACTGAAAGCCGATATGAAAAGCTACGGAAAGCAGAAGCCAGGCAAAAGAAAACCTGGCAAAAGCTCGACGAGGAAAAGCGGCAGCTCCGGGAGCTCAAAGAGCAACTGGAAGCGGAACGCGGGGCGATAGAGCAGGAGAGGCTACGTGTTGCTGAGGAATTATCCAAAGCTGGCACTGAGCACTCTCCGGATATCTACGAACAGGTAGCGCAAAAGTTTGAGGATGAGGGAGAGCCAGAGCTGGCTGAACAAGCCAGGAAGATGGCAGAGGAATCCAGGAACCGAAAGCAATCGGCATCAAAGACCGTTGAAGTTGAGAAATTCAAGAAAGAGTGGTCTGAGTCTGTTTCTAAGTTGTCCGAGGAAAATCCGGATCTCAAAGACGCAGACAGTGAGTTGTTTAAAGCAGTTAAGTATCTACTTGATAACAAACCTGCGCTGACGACTTACAGCACTGGGTTCCAGGATGCGGTTGAGGTGGCCAAATACTACGTCGATTCGCAGAACCTGGAACGAATCACAATCGAAAACAAGAAGCTCAAAACAGAGCTTTCCAATTTAAAAAAGAAAACAAACCTCGGCGGAGGGAACGTCATGAGGCGCACGGGGCCGAAAGGGTTCGACGACATGTCGCAATCAGAGCAACGAGATGCGATACTCAGGATGATTCGCGAAGCCGACAGATAGGAGATTAAATTATGGCTACAGATGCTAGTAGGAATCTGACCTCAACCATTGGTTCAGATACAGGGGACTTGGCGCAACACGCGCTTCAACGCTACTTCAGCCGCGAGTTGCTGAAGACCATCGAACAGACTGTTGTTCTTGATCAGTTTGCTTCCAAGCAACCACTGCCTGAGAAGAGTGGTTCCAAGAACATGCGCTTCTTCCGTTACGACGAGGGGAATGCCGCAAATGTATCCCAAATCACTGCTGAGGGAACTAACCCAGCTGCAAACGCGTTGCAGATTGAGTCTGTAGACGTTGAGCTGTACCAGTATGGTCAGGTGATTGCGATCTCGGATCTCGCTTCTGCTACTGAGTTGTTCAACAACCTCGAGCAGGCTACTCTGCGTGTTGGTCGTGACGCAGCTCTGAAGATGGATGGTATTATCCGCGATGAGTTGTTTAGGGATGATTCTGGTATTCCATCCACAAACAACATCTACTCCGGCAGCACAACTTCTTGGGGATCTAGCATCTCTGCTATTGATTCTACTGACTTCCTGGACGCCGCCACTTCCCTCAAGATTGAAGCAGCCACCCCAATCAACGGATTCTTCGTTGCTGTGGTTGGGCCTCAGGTCGCTCGCGATCTGATGAACGACGGTGACTGGATTGCTGCTCACCACTATGCCGCTCCTGACAACATCGTTCGCGGTGAAATCGGACGCTTGCATGGTGTTCGCTTCGTAGAAACCACCCTGCCATACCGTGCAGCTGTTGGTGCTCAGTTCACCTACGTTAGCAATGGTGCTTACTACGGTTCGGTTGTTGTTGGTGCAGAAGCTTACGCTTGTGCCAGCCTCAACAGTCAGTCTCCGTTCGCCCCATCGATAATCATCACCAATGGAGCTGACAAGTCTGACCCTCTGAACTTACAGACCAAAGTTGGTATGAAGTTCTACACCGCTGCCAAGAACATTCAGCCCAAGCACATCGCTAGGGTTTACAGCACCACTAACTACGGACAGTAATCATGCCATTCTCGTTCGATATACCAGCCGAGGCAGTCCAGCTGATGGACGGTGACGAGGCAGTAATGCCGGCCCAGGGAGATGTTGTGAGCATCACCATTGAGGGAACCGTTGAGTCTGTCGGTGAGGGTTCGGTTAGCGTTTACGCTAACAAAGCTAACGGTGTGGATCTCGGCGGAGACATGCAAGAACCCGGTGAGATGCCCGACCGTGAGGGTATGCTCGCAATGCTACAGGGAGCGCAATTATGAGCGAAGTCAAAGTACGCCTGGCCCAGAAGCCAGTGGACGAACCAATAACATTCGTTGTCGATGACGCAGCTGCGTTGACGTTTAAAGGCACCGCATCCGCGAGCGCCGGCTCGGTCATCAAGACCACCGGAACTCTCGGAAGCATTACCTACGGACTCAAAGTGAAGCTGGTTGACAGCTCGGGCGCAGCTATTGGGGCAGGGACTTATTACATCCCTCTCCAGGCTGAGTCCTAATATTTGTTCGCGTGTTCATACTCAGGGGGGAGGGTGACCTCCCCCTCTTTTAAACACTAGGTGGTCAACACCGTTTATGCCGACTTATACGTTTGAAAACGAAGCAGGGCAAACCCTGGAAATGAATGTCCCCATTGGGACGAGTGATGTTGTCCAAGATGGGCACCATTGGACGAGGACGACAACCCCGGAGGGATTCATGGTTAACACCGGAGCCCAGCTGCCCGATCAGAGGGCATCAATGAAGAGGGGTTACTACCAGGCCGAAGAAAAGGGCTGGAATAGCAAATTTAGCAAGAATCAAGTTAAGAAAATCTGGAACCTATGAACGACATCCCATCAAGCAGGGTAAAAGTCATCCGAGACTCGGCAGCATATACCGGGAAGTTTACGTGCATCCAGGCACTGAGTGATTGCGTTATCGCGAGCATGACCTCATCAGCCGACGGTGACGTGACCAACCTATCGATCCCAGCTGGCACTGTCTGGCGCCTGGACATCACTGCCATCACGCTGACCTCCGGGGACATGTCCCTGACACTGGCATGATAGCCCTGCTGCACCGAGTAATATTTGGTCGCAAGATCACCAGCAGTGACGCCGGTGTGTTTGCGACCTACCTGGTGACCGACACTGGTCACAATCTGTTCGACGGTTCCAATCTAATAGTCAAGTAACATGGCAAACATTCGAGTCAAAGACCTCCCGAATACATCTGCACCGGCAGCGGATACAGATGAGTT